AAAAACATCATCAAAATTTTCTTCTGGATCTGGTTTTTTTAATTTGTTATACCAGAACGGGTAAGCATCTTCCCCAAAAGTTTCAATTATAAACCTTTCCCGCATTGCCGCGCGGCCAAGATCTTCAGCAAGCCTCTCCGCGCCCCTGAGGCCCAATTCTTTTGCTCGCTCATCAGAAACTGGAGAGAACAATTCCCAGCCATTAAAATCTGGGGACTTGCCTATTTCTGCAATTAAATATTTAACCGTATTAAAGCTCAGAGCGGCGTCTTGCTTTTTCAACGCATTTAGCTGAGGCCCGGCTCTTAGCCCAAGTAATCTTGCAAGTTTTTCATAGGTTATCGGATTGGATGTGCTCCAATTCGCTGACATGGGCGCATCTACTGTTTCTTTTTCATCTGGATCATTTGGATCAACAAATACCGTTCCTCTTGAAACGTCTCTCTGCACAGTCCATGTATTTGGGATCCTAAGAGCGTCACGAAGCTTGTCAACTGAAAGCATCCAAGTATCAGACGAGTGGTCGTCTGTTGCGCGATTTTCACGCAAGTTGCCAACACGAACAACGCCACTCTCTCGCATTTTGTTACCAACATCCTGAATTGCTAGAGGTATTCTCTCTTTTCTTTCTGCGATGCTTAACTTGGCATCAACGGGCATGTCAAGAGCTATGCCGGTTTTTCTAAAACCATCCCAGAACCGCATTGCATGGTCGAGAGCCTCGAAGCTCTGAGATACGTCCCATCTCGATCCGCTGAGGTCGAGTGCGGAAAGCTGCCTTCTTATTCCTTTCCCATCCTCATATCTTCTGAGCCTTCTGCCAAATCTAGACACATCGGGCCGACCCTTAACCCTTTTGGTCTTTGGTTGAGCAGTTTCATTAGAGGCACCCGAAGAGAACGTGCCAGAGGCATTCCCCGCATCATCGGGGTCGTCTAGATCGACATCAAAGTTATCTCTATCCGTTCCTTCTAATGCCGATTCGTCCATTTCGTCAAGAATCAAGTTTTCATCAACCTCTAATTCTTCATCATCCTGAACCAGATCTGTCTCATCTTCTTCCTGCATACCGTCCTGGACAGAGAAGGCGTCGCCCGAGATAGTACTCCTAAGATCCTTCCGCATTTCCCGGAGTGCGTCGTCGTTTCCTACGCGTGCTCCTCCAGCGGCCTCTTCAAGCTCCTGCACCTTCTCCTGCCGACGCCTAATAAAGTTTTCCACAGAAACCTTCGGAATATCGTTTTCCTCTGCGATCTTCCGTAATTCATCATCGTCCATTGCCAAGTAGTTAAAAGCGTCGATATCTGGTTTTGTGGCGTCGTCCCTTCCGCCAGCTACCCACTCGGACAGCGCGGCATAGTATGGAGGTAAATTTTCTGGTTCCAGTGCAGAAAATGCTTCTTCGAGCTCAGGAGGAAATTTTCCTTCTTTTATTTTTTGCCTTATGTGGTCAAGCGCCTCTTGTCTTTCCGGCGTTGGAGCAAACCATGACTCAAAAAATTCTGGAGCCATCGCTATGCGGTTTTTTGCTCTTGTGATGGCAACGTGTTGGAGGTTTCCTTCTTCCATGACTGCGGGAGATGGCGCACCAAAAGTCTGTTCAAGTATTTCCTGATCCGGATTAACTGATGGCCTTCTAAAATCGCTCGCAACAAACACGTACGATGATTCTGCACCCTTTGCTGTTGTGGCAGTTTGAATGGTTATGTCACCGCCACGTGATCTGGCTGACTTTCTTATTGAGTCACCAACTTTATTTATTATTTCAACAGCTCGATCTGCGTCTCCATTGGCGTCAAATACGACACCATCGTAGTCTCTTCTGTCCGAACCTGCTGCTTTCAACACGCCTACGTTGCGAGATTTTGTATACTTAATTTTTAAGTCTGGAAGAAGTCTTTGAATATCAGTAAGATATATTCCATCTCCAGAATCGTTTCTCTTTGCCTCGCCCGTAGCTGGATCAACTGATAAAGGCCTGGCTGTGTCTACGCCATGTCCTGTGAGGATTAGCCTTCCAGTCCACCTAAAATCATCTGCCGCCTTCGCATACCTTGCTTCTCTTGGGTCAGAATTTCTTGATGCTGCTCCATGTATTAGGGCGTGCCGCATTCTTTGCATTGCAAGAGAAGTTAGTTCCTTGATTTTACTTTCCTCATCAGGCAAGGAGCTCTCGTCGTATTCTGCAATCGTTTCAAATTTTGGTTCGGCTTTTTTTGCTTTGTTCCACTTTGAGACAACGCGAACACGGGGCGAGTCTTGCCCAGGTATGGTTTCTACTATAGTTGTAAAATCATTTTCGTTAAAAATATTAGGATCTTTAAAATCTGCTTCTAGAGTAAAATAAACAGCATTTTTAGTGCCGTCCTGTGCTGGGGGGAGAACCTCGATCTTTGAAACAAAGCCGAAGGTCTCTCTGCTTCCCTTCCCTCCGGTCAGGTAGTTAGTAAGAGACTTAGCGACGTCCGTTTCGGAATCGCCGTCAAGCGGCTCAGATAACATTTCCATTTTGCCAAAATTCAACGAGTCGCGCAACGCTATGAACCGAGGTTTTACAGTTACAGTGCTTCCATCCGCCTGTTTGACTTCAGTGGTCTGAAACATTCTGACCATGTCACTTGGAAAAAGTCTTTCCTGTTGCATGTAGTTATAAAGAGATGCGAATGTTTGGTTTTCAGCTTTCCGGAGCTGCTCTAGTACTTGTCTCTTGGTCCAGAAATTTCCGATCCCAGATGTTTTTGGCTTACGACGACCAGGAAATTTGTCATTTGTGTCTATCCATGCTAAATGTTTGAAAAAATCAAGAGATTCTGCATAGGCGTTTGGTGTCAAGGCTATTGACGGCTTGATCGTGGGACTTATCGGTATTAGGTTTTCCTTAAACTCATCTTCTGTAAGGTCTTGTTTTGACATCAGATCTACATCTTTTGGTTTTCCTCCCAAGAAGATCAACATGTCTTCAAAAAGATTTCCATAATTACCAGAGGCTTCGCCGATCAATCCGGCCTTCCCGCGCTGCAGGAGCATTGTCGGAATTTGGCCACGCATTATTTCAATAGCTGGCTCTACTATTTTTGTGTCAAGTTTATTTTTTAATTCTGGTTTTATATTGTCTACATCTCTTTTTATTTTAGTAATGGCGATTTTTTTACCAGCCTGCTTCAGTCCGGCCATCGCAGAAATTTGCTGAGTAAAATCAGCTCCGTACAGTTTTTTAATAGATTCAGCAATGGTGGCTGCTTGACTATCGTTGTTTTGTTCAAGACTATCCACCATCCTGTCAAGCATCTCGAGAGCAGAGGTGTCGGCTACGCCCTGTACAAATTTTGGCGGACGAGAATCTTCATCATCAAATCGCGCGACCCTTATATTTTGTTCAGAGAGTAATATCGTTGCAAGGAGACCGAGAGTATTTCCAAATCTATAAGTTTTAGTAAGCTTTGGTTCAAACTCTGGCTCGATAGCTTTCATTATGTTTTGAGAGCCAGCAAAGCCCATTATTGCCTGACGCTCATCTCCAACGGCAAGAATTGAGACATTTTCTCTGTCGTTTTTCATTATTGCCGCCCAGACCTCGTTTAGGTCTTGAGCTTCGTCGATCATGAATAAATTTAGTGGACTTTCTTCACTGGCGTACACCTTCCGTAGGTCAACAACGCTCTGCTTTGTCTTGGTCACGAGGTACGGTTCGCCTTCGTCCGCAGTCCACAGCCGCTCTGCGTCTTTTGTGCCAGGCTTTTCTTTGTAATGCAAACCATTTTCTGGATTTATAAAAACAATATCATTTTCTTCGACCCTTACCTCAGCAGGGTTTTTTACTTTTTCTTTAAAATCCAAACTAGAATCGTGCCCAACGAGGCCAGGAGCACTTTTCAGCGAAGCTCTTGACATCAGCACTACTTTTGGTAAATCGCTTTGATTCGGTATTACGCTTCCGTTTCCGTCCATCATTTCATCAATTACGTACTTGGCAAGCTCAAGCATCCTGTTGAATTCCTCAGGACTCTCTCGCTTGATGCCATCCATTACCTCAGTTTCATCCACAATGGATGTTTTTGCATCATTCTTCTTTTTTTGGAACAGTTCACCTGCTTCGCGATCACGTTCTCTATGGGTAGGTTCAAATATTTTTTCAGTGACTTCAATGTCTCCTGAAAGCATAAATCTTTTTACGGCCTTAAGTATAAAATCGGCATATTCGTCTTTTGTCAAATATGACATTCCCGCCCTTGTGGGGACTCCTTTTATAGAAATCGTGTCCGAATCCCTTACTTTGGCAAAATCTGCTTGTAATTTTTTTGATTTTTTATCTATTGCTGTTTTTATTTTTACAAGAGGTATTTTGCTGTTATTGGCAGCTGCATTTTTTGCAGTATCAACAGAATCCATGACGTCTATATTGTAAATCTTGTTGATATCTTCGGCTAGTTTTTTTGCCTGATCATAGTCTTGATCAACTATGCTCTTATACATATCTTCGAACATTTGCAAAGCTGCATTCTCGTCGTTACTAGGCGCTCCCTGAGTAAAACGAGGAAAGTCAATGTTTTGCGCGATCGGGCTCGAAGACTTGTGTTGTTCCATTTCTGACAAGAACCTGACGAGATCGATCGACTTGTCCATAACAAAGTAACCAAGTTCTGAAAGGTCCGGCGTTTTCCCGGTAGTGATCACGTCTCTAGATTCGTGCTGCCTTGTGACTGGGTCGTAACCTGGCGTCTTTATTTGCTGCTGTTTATCAGCTCTCTGCATTGGCTTAACTAATGAAAGTTCCATTTTTTTTGGCCACTGCTCAGGGTTGCTTAACAGCGTGCTAGGGCTTGCCGCCCCACCCATTCTCATCGTCCAGTAAGAAAGCTGAGTCGATGTAGCTATGCCAGTATTTGATCCATATTGTCCAAGTGCTTCAGTTTTTGCTTCTTTTCCAAAAAGTACGTAGTACAGGCTAGCTGGTTTGCCTCTAACACTTTCCGGACGCAGTTCATCTACTCTTGATTTTAAATTTTTTATTTCTTCTGCTAGTTTTAGATTTGTTTTTCTTGCAGAAGATTCACTGGTTGGTTTGCTGGCAACAAGCTTTGCTAGCTCCTTTTGATCTTCTGGACTAAGACCACTCAATGCAGCTTCTGAGTATCTTTTAATTAAACTATCAAGTTTTTGACTCAACAATTTACTTAACTCTTTAGGGTCTTCTTCAAATCTATCGAAAAGGAATTGTGTCTCAAATTCATTTTTTATTGCTGCTGCGACCATTTTTAGCGTCGAAGATTTTCCGGAACCAGCTGCCGCGTTTGTTGCAGCGGTAAAAGGAGCACCCCTATATACCTGAGCAACAGCCAAGCTTATTATGTCTCTTTGTTCATCGGTTGGAGGAAGAGGCAAGTCCAAAAGCGTTTTCATGTCAAAGGTGTCTTCATAAACGGTTACATCAGGAACCTTTGAGTCTTTTTTGCTCGGCTTTAATGGTTCATTTCCGCTTGCGAATTTTCCAGAAATTGTTAATGGATTGCCGCCACTGCTGAAAGCTGAAGGGAAATCACTAAATCTTCTTTCTTCTGACGTCGGCTTCCCATAGCGATCCAAATACCCAGAGGATGGCAGGTCAGACGTGTCTAGAAGATCATTTTCCTTGTCGTAAAAAGGAACTGCGCCAATGGTGGGGAATGCTATTTCGTCAGTGACGTTGATTAAGTCGATATCCTCAAAAGGTCCACTAATCGTTTGCGTTGTCGAAACACTTGGGGCGTCTTCAAACCCTTCCAGCATCGAGATAGGCACTGAGTCGCGAACTGATTTCTTTGACTTTCTTTCATTATCTTCCATGCCAGAAAGTCTGCGTAATGTTTTTGATTTATTAAGAAGATAGTCGACTGCCTGCTGAGCCTCTGCAAAAGCTCTTCTCATGGCTGTCTTGTCTGTTTTTATCTTTTCCAACCAGCTAGCCAAGTAACCAATGTGGTCTTTTCTTATTTCTGGAGAAATACCAATAAACCCAAGCAACATAGCAGAACCAATTTCTGCTATCAATTCCTCGTATGCGTACTTTTTTGATCCGTGCTTAGATGCTTGATCTCTATCATTCCTGCTCGGATGCCCGGTCCAGTGAGTTATCTCGTGCAAAAGAGTTGCGTAGTAACCTTCCGCCGTCTCGAAGGAGTCAAAAAATGGCATGTTTATAAAATCCTGCGATGGGGAGAAGAAGGCCCCACCTACTTGATTTTCACGAATTTTTGGAGCTACTTCTTTTACTACGGCTTCTGCGTTTTTTACACGAGCTTTTGGACTCATGTTTTCTAGATCAATTTCGGGCTTGTACATCTCTGGCTTCAAGCCATCAATATCAGCCACGTTGTAAACTTCTTCCACCTTGTACTTACGTGGGTCTGAACCTGCTATTGGGACGAGCACATTTACCGGGCGAGCATTTGGAGAAGCCTTCCCACCCATCTTTTTCCACTGAGTTATTCCAGCCCACTTATTCGTTTCGTATCCCCTGTTTACAGCAATTGAATTCAGCAATGATCTATTTGTTCCCTGATACGATCTGCCCTTTAGCGCTTCATTCCTTTTGGTTGGGTTACGGGGGGCGTGCTCTCCTTCACGCCATGGAAGATCCCATTTGAATTCTGTAGGATTGTTTACTGCAGATTCGAGCATCTTGATGATCTCTTCTTGCATTTTGTCGTAGTAGGCCTCTATTATCGCACGGCCTTCTTCGGTGCCAGTATCGACAATGTCGCCGTTCTTTAGACCATTTTGATCTTTGCCGGAAGAGAAAGTGCCGCTTTTAGTAATAGAATTGTACGCGCCATCGAATTTGATGCGCTCTTCTAGGGTCTTTTGATTATCTTTCTTTGTAAGGTATTTTAAGTACTCATTATTTTTTGCTTGAGCGTTTTTCTTTGCAGAAGAAACTGGACTTACTTTGCCCACTTTTGGTTGAGCTGTTGGCTTTTTCTCAACCACTCTTTTACTAGGTGTTATTTTCTCAGTATTTAATTTTGCATCAGGTACAGCTTCGGTTCCCGGCGCATCGATAGTGTCAACATTTGGTTTTACGTCTGGGACTTTTGGATTGTTTATGGAACCAGGCCCATTAGGGGTTGGGTCGGGCTGTTCAAGCGATACTCCACGGAGAAATATCCCCTCACCAACGACGCCATTCAGGTTTCGGTCTATCGCTGTTCTCGGATCAAAGCTCTGAGCATTTGGGGTAGAGAAAAAACGTCTTGCAGATCTGGCTCCACCGAGTCCAGGCCTGTTGTCTATGCGATTTCCGATAGCTCTGCCAAGGCGGTAAGCCGAGGCTTTTACACTAAGTCCCTCAGGGATTAAATCTTTTTTTTTTAAATTATCAAGAGCCGTATCTATGGCGTCGATCAATTCATACGAGACGCCATCGGTCATAACTATGCCTTCTGGGTCGACATATGTCTCAACTTTGTGATATTCAAAAATTGGATCAAGCGCTTGTTTTACATGAAAAATTTGATCAGTAAGAACTGGAAGATAATAAGGCTTGCCTATCTCTGACTGGTCTTCATATGTGCCAAATTCTGCTAAGTGCTTGAATTTTCTTTTTTTTCTGCGCTTGCGTCCAACAGTTCCGCGGAGTGCGGCAACAAAAAGCTCACCAGGGTACTTAAACTCAAAATCAGAAACATACTCGTCTTCATTGTCTTCTGTTTCAAACTCGTACTGCTTCTTGGATGCAAAATCTCCCTTTACGACGCCATTAGGAATGACTGCAAAACGGCATTTGCCTTCAGGCTCGATCGGCATGTCAACGATTTTGCAAGTGTTATCTTTCTGGTAAAAAACGCAGTTAGAGCACTTTACGCCTATTCCTGCTACGTGATTGCGTGCTGCGGGGGTGTAAGCGGCCCATATGCCATCAGAGTCTTCGTTCAGTTTTCCGTGCCGTTTTACTATCTTGAGAAGTGCATCACGAAGGTCTGATTCTTCCTGATCGAGATCATTTTCGTTAATCGGCTTTTGCTCTTGTCCTTCATATCTCATGACGGGGAGCGGAACTGCCATCATGCCATTTGGACCGGGCTTTATTGCTATTGGGATAGCTGGCATTTGACTCGGGCGAACAACTCTTTGTGGATCAACAGAGGGCATGGCTCCCCCAGGCATTGAAGGAGAATGCATTGTTGGTTTTGCAATGACTACAATTCTTTCTGGCGCACCAAACATGTAGCTTCCGTGATCGCCTCTTGAGAATCGGCACTTATAGCTATCTGTTTCGCCATTTTCTTCTTCTTTTTCAAAAGAAATCATGCCGTCTTCTTCGTCAACTTCGGTGACGGAGACTCTATTTCTCATGAGTTTTTGTAGTTCTTTTTCGATCATGGTCATCATGGACGGAGCTGGACGCTCCCCCATTGGAGTCGGCATTTGCTCCATCACAACGGAACCTGGCATGCCGCCCTTTACCGAGATTGTCCCAGTTAATTGATTTGCGCCGTGTAGCACCGGTGATACTTCATAAAGCTCAAGCTCATAAATCATATTTGCTTGTGATTTTTGATCGAACTGCGCTCTTAGCGTCTTGTACCCAATTGACCATTCCTGCTCTTCGCCAAAGAATGCTACGTTGGCAAAAGCTTCTCTGCCTTTTTCTGAACCCAGGTTGAATTGAACGCGAGCAAAAAGGCCACCAATACCAGCCATTTTCATCTTTAGCGGGAGTCGTGGGTCGGTAGATGGAACTTCGTAAATTTCAAGAACCTTACCGATAGGGTCGTTCCAGTTATGTCCCCAGACAACACGTGGCTTGCGGCGCATTAAGCTTTTGGTAAAAGCACCACTATGGACGATGTCTCCTACGGAGTCCTTATTTCCAATGCCCGATACAAAACATTCAACGATTCCCTGAGCCTCATCAAGGTTCAAAACACCAGGTCTCCCGTTTACCACGGAGGACATTGAGCCAGCTTTATATTCAAAAGAATCTGTTGTCATTTTTCGCCTTTTCTCGCCTGAAGCGATAATAGTTCAATTTGACAATCTGTAACGGTAGCTATTAATTATTTTTAATGAAACAATATAAAGAAACTATATTGTTTGAGCAAAAATCCAAGCAGCCCTTGCTTCCGACTCTGCTATTTCGAATTGATCGCGTGCAAGAAGGTTTGCATACATCTCTCCTATGCCCTGTCTAAAGGCACGAAGTCGTTCTTCCTCTCCAGCATGATCAAAGGATTTGATCATTAATCCGTGGATTTCGGAAAAAATGTCGTTATTTATGTTTTTTATTCTCAAAAGATGAGCTTCGACTGCTTTTACAACATCTATAACTGGCATTGACTTGATTTTGATGCCTGTTTCCATATCAAACTCTTTACGTAGATCAAAGGAGTCGTGAATTATGGAGGTCAATACTGGCCTGATGTCGTCTTCTGCCTGCCTATTCCAAACATCCACCGAGAGAACCTGCTCTATATCGAGAGTCCCAGCGAAAAGGGCCTTCTTGGCCTTAGCCCCCGAAGATTTCTCAAGCACGACTCGTTGTTGACGTTCAAGCAATCGCTCAATGCTTCTAGACAAAATGCCGGTCCATCTTTCAAGAGACGTCTGACACTTTTCGTTATAAGTTTCTTTTATTGATTTAGTCTCAATCAAAGATTGTCTATCTGCTGCCGTGGCCATTCCAGGTTGCGCACCTTCAATTGGGACTGTTGTTTGAGCTAGATCCCCAACAGGGGCAGCTGGTGCCCCCACTTGTCCTGCCATGGATTCAGCGAGAGCCCCCTGCATGGTGTTGGGGTCGAGCGGAGGCGGCGCACCTTCCATTCCTGGCATTCCCTCCATCCCTGGAGCACCTGGCATTCCTGGCATTCCCTCCATCCCTGGAGCACCTGGCATTCCTGGCATTCCTGGGGCACCTGGCATTCCTGGAGCACCTGGCTGACCACCCATCATCGCCTGATTTTCTTCCATCTTCTTCTTGGTGTTTGCGATTGGAATCAGGTTTGGATTCATCAACATGGAGTCAGCTAGGTCAGCTTCTACCTCTTTCCGAGACGAGCCAATTCTGTACTCGTTTGCGCTTATCAGGCCAGCCTGAAACTCTGAAAGCAAGTATCTATCACGCTCTTGCTTGTAGAGCATCAAGATTGGGACTTCTTTTGTATCAAAATCTATATAATACTTGTCATCTAGCTCGTCAAGCCCACGGGCGAGTGGCTCGAGATGGGGAAGCATTGTCTCCATCCAGAAGACGCGTATTTCCTCTGCCGCATTGCTAAACGTTCTTCCTGCAGCATTGCCAATAACTGATTCAGGAACGCCAAATGCTGAAAGTATTTCCTCTTTCGTTATTTGGCGCATTTGTATGTAAGCAGCATCTCTTGGGTTCGCAGACGTATCTACAAAGTCAACACCATCATCCGAGGAAATGACCGTGGTGTGGCCAGCTTTCGCCAGGTTTCCTCTGAACCTGTTGCGAAGCTCTTCTTTGTCATCGTCGTCCATTTCTCCTCTAACGACAAGAAGGCCACCAGGGCGCCCATCGTTGAGTAGATAGTTTCTATTGTATATTTTTGCAAGATTTTCTATTTCTATCGCCACGCCAGAGGCTTCCAGTGGAGTCAGCGAAAGATAAGGATCCAATGGGTGCGGTCTTCGTATCCAGCAGACGTCATCTGGCTTGAGAATGACCTTCTGACCGGTAGGCATGATAACTTCGTAGCCGGAAACAAAGGTCTTTGGGTGCGGAATTGGTGCCGTTGACTGAGGTGGAAGAAGGTTGAGGGCAACAATTCCGCCATCCCTTCCTCTTATCTTTTCTATAAAGGCACCACGTGTACCAAGAAGCAACTGAGCGGATAGTCGATATCTAAATATAAAAGAGTTTTCGCCAATATTGGCCTTGGTGTTCAGCAGCTCCAGGAGCGTTGAGCGGCTTGCTTCCCTGCCTATAACGATCTCGCCCTTATCCGAGTTGTCTTTACGTAGTATTATCGGCAGACGAGCTTGGTTGCCGGCAATCGCATCAATGCAGCGATTTACCCATGTTATCTTGGACATTCCTTCGCGATAGGCGCGCTCTATGTCCCAAGAATCTCGGTATGGTTTCCCAACGAATGAAGGGTCAACGGAAACCGGAGCTCCATAAATGCCCAGCTCTTTTGAGCCTTCGTTCCTTATTGATTTGTTTTGTGGTGTGTTCCAGCCCATATTTTATCTACTTAAGCCCCAACATGAATCCAAATATTCCGCAACCAACACCAGCGACCACCAATCCTGCTGGTGGGAATATTAGCCCAACACCAACGCCAGTTAGTATTATAAATGAAAACATAAATGAATAAGCGAAAGTAGTCCGATTTAACTTTGTTTTGAGGAAAGTTAATAAATTTCGAATTTTATTTCGTTGTTTGTTTTTTTGAACTTGTTGCGGCATATAACATACAGTAGCGCACAATCTTGTCGCAGAGTCAACTAAGGGCCCTTAGTATGGATAATAAACCAAATTGGACTGAAGTTCTAGAATATCTTCAGCCTAAGAAGCCGCCATTTTGTCCGGAGGAGCCTTCGATCAACCAAAAGGTATTCTTGCGCACAAACGCAATAGAAGCACTATTTGGCGGAGCCGCTGGAGGGGGAAAGTCTTCAGCGCTATTAATGGCCGCCCTTCAGTATGCAGACGTGCCAGGGTATTCGGCTCTTCTTTGTCGCAGAACGTTTGCTGACTTATCTCTTCCTGGAGCACTTATGGACCGCTTTAAGTCCTGGATGAGCAACTACGAAGACATTCACTGGAACAACAATACGTTCATTGCCACCTTCCCGTCTGGAGCGCGTATTTCTTTTGGGTATTTAAATAACGTTAATGATTACCTAAGATATAAAGGTTCTGAATTCCAATTCATAGGGATGGACGAAGTAACGGAAATAAGAGAATCTGACTATAGATACCTTTTCTCCCGCTTGCGACGCCCTGCAAGTGGTCCAGTTTCTCAGGTTCCACTAAGAATGCGATGTGCTTCAAACCCAGCCCCAAACTGGGTCCGCCAGCGATTTATCGTCGAGGGAAGAGAGGCTAATAGAATATTCGTCCCTTCCACGCTGAAGGACAACCCAGGGATAGACGCCGACTCATACCGCCAGTCACTTTCGGAGCTGGACCCCGTTGAGCGCAGGCGACTGGAAGAGGGCGACTGGTGGTCTACTACTTTAGGAACAATGTTCGACAGAGAAGCTTTTGAAATAATAGACCCATCGGATATCCCAATCATAACAAGCTCTGCCAGGGTTGTTAGGTTCTGGGACCTTGCAGCCACGGAACCTAGCGCATCCAACCCAAACCCAGACTGGACGGTTGGAACTCTGATGCTTTTCAACTCTGGCGTTGCCTACGTACTGGACATAAGGAGGGCTCGTGTTAGGGGTGAAAAGGTAGAGCAACTGATCGCACAAACAGCGCTAGAGGATGGGCACGGAGTTGCCATAAGAATGGAACAGGAACCAGGATCTTCGGGTAAGGCGCTCCTTGACCAGTATGGTAGATATGTTGTTCCTGGCTATGATTTTGGGGCGGTTAGAGCAACGGGCGATAAAGTCACTAGAGCTAGACCTTTTGCCGCTGCTGTTGCAAACGGAAACGTACGCTTAGTTCGAGGCTCATGGATAACTGGATGGCTCGACGAATTTTCATCTTTCCCAGAGGCATGTGACCACGACGACCAAGTTGACTCTGCCGTTGGAGCTTTTACTCACTTAACCGGTCTCGGGTTGCCACAGAGGAAAAGAGCATCTATACTCATCTAGCAAATAACTAAACGAAAAGAGTGATTAATGCTAGATAAAATAAGGACTTTACAAAAAGAGTTTTTAGACTTA